ATCAACGGCCGCGCTTGGCTCGACAAGACGCTCAACCCGATCCAGGACCTCCAGAACGGCCGGCTCACGATCGACTTCGACATCGAGCCCCCAGCTCCGCTCGAGCGGCTGACGTTCCGGGCGCACCGGAACGCCGGTTACTACACTGAGCTGCTCGACAACTTCCTGCGCAACGTCTCGGTCAACGGGCAGGTTGTCGCTCCTAACCCGCAGACGTTGACGCTGACGCCGAGGCCGTAAGGCTAAGAGCCAGCGCGATCCGCACCACCGGGGCCGGCACTCGCCGGCCCCAACTCTTTCCTTAGGAGGAAGCCACCATGGCCCTGAAAGATATTTTCAGGAACTACACCTTCTTCATCGATGGCGTTCTTTTCACGGGCGACATCTATGAAGTCGAAATCCCGAAAATGCGCTGGAAGGTCGAGGAGTATCGCGGCGGTGGGATGGACCTCCCCGTCGAGGTCAAGCTCGGCCACGAGAAGATCGAAGTTGGCTTCTCCATTTCGGCGCACTCGGACTTCGTGATCTCGCGGTACGGCCTGGTCCAGGGCGGGCAGAAAATCTTCAAGTTCTTCGGCGAGCTGATCTCCTACGACGGCGTGCAGAAGGGCGTTCAGATCGAGGCGCACGGCTTCATCCGCGAACTCGATCAGGGCTCGGTCCGTCCGGGCGAGAAGACCACCGCAAAAGCGATGGTGTCGTGCGACTACCTCAAGCACGTCATCGACAACAAGGTCATCCTGGAGATCGACGCACTCAACCTGCGTTGGATCGTGAACGGGGTCGACCGCAACGCCGCCACGCGCCAGCTCCTTGGGCTGGCGTAAAGCAAGGCTCTAAACGGGAGACGTGATGAGCATCCAGCCGAACGGCCCAACCAAGCAGTCCTTCAATCTGAAGTTTCCGGTCGAAGTGCAGAGCACCAAGTACACGACTCTGACGCTCCGCCGGCCGAAGGTGAAGGACACTCGTCTACTGATCGACAAGGCGGAGAAAGACCCCCTCGGCGCTCAGATGGACTTCATGGCCCAGCTCGCGCAGGTGCCGCCGCAAGTGTTCGAGGAACTCGACCTCGAAGACATGGCGATCATCCGCAAGTGGGTCGAGTCTTTTACGAAGGGCATCGAGACGTAGTCCTCGCCTGGCAGGGCCACGCCATCCCGCTCTATGAGCGGTGGAAGTGGACTCCTGCCGTCGTGGAACAGCTCGATGTCCCGGAGTTCGTCTTCTACGTCGAGCAGGCGGGGAAGATGTACGAAATGGAGCGCGAGGCGCTGGAGGGCTGACACATGTCTACTATGGACGTCAGCGTCGTCCTTCGCCTCGTGGACCAGCTCTCTGGCCCCGCCAAGAAGACTGCCGACGCTCTTCGTGACATCGTCAACATCACCAAGCAGCTCAAGGGCGCTGGTGGTCTCGACGGCATCGGACGGTCGCTCAACAGCGCCGTCAGCGCTACCTCGAAGCTCCGCAGCGAGATCCGATCGCTGGTCTCCGACATGCAGCGGCTCTCTGGTGCGTCGCGCAATGCGATGGTCGGTGGCCGTGGCAACTCCTGGGCCAACCAGCAGGTCGCCGCTTGGCGACAGGTGATTCAGGTCCAGCAGCAGGTGATTGCCAATCAGCGGCGCATTGCCATGGGCGGTGGTGGGTTCGGTGGTCGCGGGGGCCACGGCAACTCGCTCGCTCCGATGGTCGGTTACCATCCGATGCAACACGGTCTGCTGGAGGTCGGAAAGGCCGGCACTGACTACTCGCGGCAGCTCACCATTGCCCGAATGAACACTCGGTCGGTCGAAGAGATCGCCGAGATGCAGAAGGTCGCGACTGAGGTCTCCCGCCTCGTGCCGATGACCTCGCAGGCGGAGGTTCTCAAGCAGATCAACGAAATGGTGCCGGCCTTCGGCGACGTGAAGCACGCGCTGGAGTTCGCGGTCAACTTCGCTCGATCGGATGCGCTGGTCGCGATGATGCTCGGCTCGCGACAGGAAGGGCAAAGTCAACAGCTGGCGAAGGCGCTCGAAGGCGTCGGCGCGATGAAGGATCACGATCGGGCTGTCAAGCTCATCGACATGTGGTCGCAATCGATCGTTGCCTCCGGCGGGAGGATGACGCCGCAAAACCTGGCCCTGGCCACGACCTACATGCGTGCGTCGAAGTTCGGCGCCAACGATGAGTTCCTCGGCCGCGTCCTGCCGTCGCTGATTGTGCAGAGCCAGCGTCCCTCGACCGTCGGTCAGGAGTTGGCGTCGCTATCCGGCTACATCGTCGGGCAGCGCTTCCCCAAGGACATCATCCCAGAGTGGATCAAGGCCGGGCTGATCGACGAGTCGAAGGTTCGGAAGGACAAGTTCGGCGCGTCGAAGAAGAGCCTTGAACCTGGCGCCATCTCTGGCTCCGATGAATATATGCGCAACCCGTTCGAGTGGGTGCAGAAGTACGTCGTCCCGATCCTCGAAAAGGAGGGCATCCTCGGCGACAACGAAGCGACCGCCAAGCGCATCAGCCAGCTCTTCCCGTTGCGAACAGCAGCCGACATCGTCACCGAAATGGTGTCGATGCGCGACATCATCCGCAAGGACGTCGAACTGTATCGCAGGGTGCAGGACCCGAAGAGCGCGCTCGATATCGCTAAGGGAGGCGATTGGGGCACTGCGGCGGCCAACTTCAAGGCCGCCTTCGAGAACCTGGCGAATGCCTTCACCGGCCCGCTCGTCGAACCGGCGATCGCGGTGATGAACCGAGTCGCCGAGGCGATGCAGGCGATCGCCGGCTCTCTCTCGGGAGTCGATCCGACGGTTCTCGGTGTGATCGGCGGCGGTGGCATCGTTGCTGCACTGGCGGGCATCACTGGCCTGCTGAGCTCGCCGTTCTTCCGGATGCTTGCCTTGGGCGGGATCGGCTTCGCGGCTGGCGGCCCGTCGGGCGCGCTCCTGGGCGGCTTGCTGGCCAACTCGTTGACGAACCTCGGTGCGGCTGCCTCGGCAGCGCTCGCCCCGCTGGAAACGCTTGCTGGTCTGCTCGCTCGGGCATTCGCTCCCGTCGCTGCGGTCGTTGGTGCTGCTGGTGCCATCAAGGGCATCTACGACATCAACCAAGGCAACGAGGGCCTCACCGGAGCTGAGCGGCTTAACAAGACCAGAGGCGAGACGCTCCTCGATCGCCGCCGGCGCATGTTTAACGCCGGCCGCGAGATGATGGGCGTCCCGCTCATCGGGCAGGTGCCCTATCTCGAAAACCCCTTCCAACCCTTCAATCAGGGCGTTCAAGGCGGTGTCGCGCCCTGGCAACAGGGCTTCCTCGGCACGGTTGGATCATTCAACGGTGTCTGGGAGCAGAAGGGAGCTGAAGCCGGCTCGAGCTGGGGATCGGCGTTCGTCAATGCGGTGCGCGGTGCGCTCCAGTCGATCGGCGCGATTTCTGTTCCTATGCCGGCGCTGCCGAGGCCCAACATCGCTCCGCAGCCGCAGTCTGCGCCTGGTGGAGGTGGTGGAGGAGCAGAGCAGCGCAGCGCGTCGATTTCGTTCGGCGACATCCATGTTCATGGGTCGGGCGATGCACGGCGCACGGCTGACCTCGTTCACCAGCGGATGGCTGAGGCTATAGATCGCGCACTGGCAGACGGTTCGTATGCAGGGAGCCTGGCATGAGTGAGGTTCTCGTCGCACTCGGGCCGTTCCAGTTCTATGCCACCGCGCCTTCGTTCGAGAAGCTGAAGTTCGAGGCCGAGTTCCGCTGGGCGCAGCAAGAGCGCATCAAGCGGGAGCCGGCCTCGCAGTTTCTCGGGCCGGGCGAGAGGTCGATCACCCTGGACGGCGTGATCTATCCTGAAGCCTTCGGCGGCGCGGAGCTGCTCACCGGCATCCACGCTGCCGCTCGCGCTGGCACCGTGATGGCATTCATCGCCATGCGGGACCAAAGCCTGCAAGGCGATGTGATGGGGTTGTGGGTCGTCAAGTCGATCCAGAACACCCGCTCATTCTTCGGCCGCAACGGGCCTCGCAAGATCGAGTTCGCGATCACGATCAAGTCGTATGGGCCCGATGGTGCGGGCTTCCCGGGAGGGCTCTTTTGATGTCGACCCTTTACCGAACCATTCAGGGCGATCGCCTCGATCAGATTTGCAAACGCCACTACGGGACCGAGCGCAACAGGATCACCGAGATCGTCCTCTCGGCCAACCAAGGTCTTGCTGCGCTCGGTCCGCTCTACAATGCCGGCGTCTCCATCTTCCTTCCCGACATCAGCACCACGCCAGTAAGCACCTCAACAATTCGACTGTGGGACTGACCGATGAAGCCCGCCTTCTCGATTTCCTCGGGCGGAGCCGACATCACCGGGCACTTTAACGATCGGCTCCTCGACCTCAAGCTCACCGTCCACGCTGGACATGAGAACGATGAGCTGACGCTCAATCTCGACGACCGCGACTTTGCGATCACCGCGCCGCCCACCGGAGCACAGCTCGGGGTCTCGCTCGGCTACGACGAGACCGGGCTCGTCTTCATGGGCGTCTTCATCGTCGACACGGTCGAGGTGCGCGGCCCACCCTTTACGATGCAAATCCGCGCTAAGGCAGCGGACACCAAGTCGGCGCAGAAGCAACACCGCACGCTCAAGTACGAGAAGAAGAAACTCGGTGACATCGTGCAGGAGATTGCCGGCCGGCACGGGCTCAAGCCCGCCATTTCTCAAACTCTCTCCTCCATCCAGTACGACTACCTCCACCAGAACGAGGAATCGGATTGGCACATCCTCACTCGACTGTCGAAGGCGCACGACGCGCTCTTCTCGGTCAAGAACGGCTTTCTGCTGTTCGTAAAGCGAGGCGAGGGTAAGAGTTTCTCCGGCCTCGGTCTGCCGCAGGTGATGATCACCTCGATCACTCAGCTTCTCCACTACAGCGCCAGCGCCAAGGATCGGCCGCGCCACAGCAAGACCAAGGCGCACTGGCACGACTACACGAAGGGCAAGATCCAAATCGAGGAGGCCGGAGGCGGCGGGCAGGGACCTGAGTTCACGCTACGCCACCTCTTCCTCAACAAAGACCTGGCGAAGGCGGCAGCCGAAGCGAAGCTCAGTGAGCTCAAGCGCGCACAGGGCTCTTGTGAGATCGAAATCATTGGCAATGCCGGCGTCGAAGCCGAAGGCGATCTTGTGATCGCGGTCGGCCGTTCGGTCCTCGACGGCACGTGGACGATCAAGTCGGTCGACCATCACCTCAACGATGACGGTTTCAAAACCAGCATCCACTGCGAGGCGAAGGACGGCAAAGAGTCCGGCGGCGGCGGCGACTAATCCTCTTCACCTTTCAATCAGAGAGACACGATGGCTCAGAGCAGCGAAGCCGCTGCCATGGTGCGCGTGTTCGCGCACGAGGGCGGCTATACGAACCATCCGAAGGACCCAGGTGGGCCGACGAACTGGGGGATCACGATCACCGACGCTCGCCTCTACGGCAAGGACTTCGGCTGGGTCGCGAATCCGACCGTCGCCGACATCCAGGCCATGCCGAAGTGGTTCGCCGAGAAGGTCTACGACAAGAAGTACTGGGACGCCGAGCGCTGCGATGAGCTGCCGGGCGGCGTCGACTACTGCGTTTGCGACTACGGGATCAATTCCGGCATCGGTCGATCAGGCAAGGTTCTGCGTCGCCTGGTCGGCCTGCCGGACAACACCAGCAAGGTCACTGATGAGGTGATCGAAGCTGTCAACAAGCGCGATCCGAAAGCGCTGGTCGCTGCCATTTGCGATGAGCGGCTCGCGTTCTTGAAGGGCCTCAAGACTTGGCCCGACTTCGGGAATGGTTGGGGCAGGCGGGTGTCGGAGGTGCGCGAGTTCGGTCTCCAACTCGCGAGCCAGAAGGCCGTTGTGCCGTCTCAGCCAGAACCCGTGCCCGGCAAAGGCCATGTGCCGCCACCCACGGGCACGAAAACTTCCATCAAGGTTGGTGCAGGCGGCGGAGCTGTCTGGGCCGCGAACTACCTCGACTGGATCGGTGCGCATCCAGTTGAGACCGGCCTCGTCGTTGTTGGCGGGGTCGTCATCGTCGCTGGCGCGCTCCATCTCGCGAACCGCTGGCATCAAAGCAAGCAAGAGGCGCCCGTGCCCGGCATTCGGCCGGTGCCGGCGATCGCCTAACCGAAGGACTTCCCATGTTCACCGTACTCGTTCTCATCGCCACTGCGGCGATCTTCGCCGCTTGCGTCACCTGGTTCGTGCGCTCCTTTCGCGCCGCGACCGGCACCACTTGGCAGCGCCTTCTGGTCGCGTCCAAGGACTCGGCCACGATCCTGTGGAGCTACATTGTCGGCGTGGTCGGCACACTGATCACTTGGTCGTCCACTGCGGCGGATGCGCTCAATCTGCCGGAGGTCAACTCCTTCCTCACGACGTACGTCGCGCCATACCCGAAGGCCCTCGGGGCCATCGTTGCGGGCATCGCGGTGGTGACGATCGTCGCGCGGTTGCGATCCCTCGTTCCCCGGTCCGTGTAAGGAGCCGCGATGGAGTGGCTTGTAAAACTGTTCGCTGGCCCGGTGCTCAACGCGATCACCGGGCCGATCCTTGAAGCCTACAGGGCAAAACTCGGAGCGGAGAACAACCAGGATGGCAAAATCGTCGAACTCGCGTCCAAAGCGATTGACGCTGAAATCGATGCGCGCAGGGAAGCGTCCAAAATCATCATCGCCGAGCAAGGCCGTTGGTGGACCGCGGCTCCGCGCGCGATCACCTGCTGGTCTTTCGCGATATTCGTCGCGAAGGTCGTCGTATGGGACAAGGTATTAGGTCTCGGCTCCACTGACCCGCTCACTGGTGACGTCGCTGGCTGGGCCGGCGCGGTCATGGTCACTTGGTTCGGTGGCCGCTCGCTCGAGAAAATCGCGGGCTCGATCGCGACCATCTTCAAGCGGTGACCGGGGCGTCACCTTCGGAGGAGTTATGGACGTTACCTGGACCGCGCTGTCGGTCATCGTCGGCGTTCTGAGTCTGTTCACCACGGGCCTTC